TGAAAAATATCACAATAGAGAGTGTTTGCAACGTATGTCAGGCGTCTTTCACTTCTTTTTTGAGTCTCGCTCTTCCCTCAACACGACGCTGGATCGACTCGGCCCACACACTCTTGTCGGCCTCAAAAGCTTCCTTGTACTCATCTGCAGGAACACACAGCTCCAATTGCTTATAGACCATGTCCCGAATCCAAGCGGTGGGACGTACCTTTTGTGACTCAGCCAACTGCATCAACAGCTGAGCACGATTAGGGTCAAGCAAAATCTGCAGGTACGTCTTATTGCCGTGCCGAATCGCCATCAACCTTACTCTTTAGTACAGCGCAGTCTAACAATGTACTACCAGTTAATCGACTCATCCACGTGCTTCCGCCACCCCTGCGCCTGAGACTCACGAGACTCACGCCGTTGCTTCGTGCAACCTTCTCGTATATGCCTTGCGCCTTCTAAAAACTCAGCCGCACGTTGTAGGTCTGCTGTGGTGGCGCGTGAGATTTCATAGCGCAAGTAGCGCAACATGATTTCTCTACCAGTCAGCGGCCTAGCCAAAAGCTATGAGGTGTCCTCCTATGAATCAGCAAGCTTACGCATCAGCTCATCGTTTTCTTCAAACGTTCGTTGTAGAGCACGTTCCATACCTTCTTCGCCGCAAACATTGGAGTTTGCTTGAGGAAGATTTACAAACTGTGAACGCATGTGGTACTTGAAGAGTTCGACAAAGCCCGGTACTACTCCTTTTTTGATCGCACCTGTTGACTCATACACGGCAAACAAACGCTTTACCTCTTCTAGGCATTGCTCCAACTGCCAATCAGCAGCGGCACGCATGTTCTCTGGATCACATGGGTGGATTGAGTCTTGAATACTGTCACAGATTTTGTCAGTCATCAGTTTTTCTCTTTATCGATTTAGTGTAGCACTTTTGAGCTTTAGTGGCCGCATAAGCCGCATCCATCACATCCCCAAGCGAAGTGAAGTAGCCCAGATTTTCTGAACGCACCAAAGTCCAACCCTGGGGCGTGTGATGAATGCTGACCATGTCAGTGACCTCGTGTTTACTGCACTTTCCAGTCGTCAGAGTCGTAGCCCATACGTTCGCGGCCACTTCCCCCTCGATCAAAATACAGAGTCTTCTTGCCAGAAGGAAACTCTTCCTTTTTAATTCTCCACAAAGAATTTTCGTGGACCACAAACAGCTCGTCGTAGTGGTCCTCAGCACGGTCAGGGTTCCACTCTCTTTTCTCAACCCCATCTACCATCCTGGTTCGTCCAATCCGCAGCTGCAAATACCTGTGCCCTTTAGTCGTAATCCAGTGGGCTGTTTTTACCTGTACAAGCCGAGGGGTTTCTCCCGGTTTGTAAGCAACAAAATCAACAACACCCCCATCGCTTGACGGGAAAAAGACTTGGTAGCCCTGCTCCATGTACCAGATTGCTGCACGAAACTCGCTAACCGCACCTTTAACGCGAAGTTTCGTACCTAGATCCATAGCACTAGAGCAGGGGCGTTAGTGCACCCTACACTAATGAATTTCGCTCCAACGTTTACCGATAGACGGCTCAGCAAGCGGCGGAATATCGCCAAGCCACATTGCTTCCGCGTCCTCCATTATTCGTTTTAGCTTCGCGGCCCACTCCTCAGCCTTGTCTTCCTTGACGAGCAACAAAATTTCGTCATGAATACAGGCGGCAATCTTGGCCTCGACCTCACCAACCTTCACCAGCTCAAGCCACAGATTGCCAAGAGCGCATTTCAGGATGGCCGCACCAGCACCTTGGATCGGCGTATTGCACCTCACCGTCAGCCGATTCATGTCACCCGGCAAAAACCGCCGCATGTTCGACTTCGGAATACGAATCGACACCAAATTGTTGCCTTCGGTCTCTTCCGCAAGACGGCCATTTTCCTGCTGCCACGCCGCAATGCCGTGGTACGTGTCGAGCCACTGCTTCCGAATTTCAGCAGCCTCCTCAACAGGCATGAGTACGCCTACGCCAGCCGCATAGTTCCGCAAACCCTTAGCACCACTGCCGTACAGCAGGCCGAAGTTTGCAGACTTAGCGATCTGGCGACTGCAACCAATGGCCTCAGCAGTAACGGTGTGCAAGTCTTCACCGTCCTGGAACGCCTTGATCATGCGTTCATCTTGCGCGACCGCAGCAGCCAGTCGAAGTTCCATCTGACCAAAATCAGCATCCACAAGAAGCCAACCATCAGGAGCCTCAACACACTGACGGAAGGCTTCGTCTCTGGGAATTTGCTGGTTGTTGGGTTTGATGCAGGACATGCGGCCACTTTCGGCTCCGAGCTGCAAATAGCTGGCACGAACAAAACCATCGGGATCAAGTTTTTCAAAGATTGAGTCCACCATTTGGCGGCGCTTTTCAGCTTTCTTCCAAGCCAAGTAGGTCTGAACAACGTGGTGATCAGCCGCATAAGCCTGGAGCGCAACACGACTGGCGCTTGGATTGCCGGTTTTTGCATCAACTGGCTGCTCACCGCCGAGTAAGGCAGTGAACTTTTCCAGAAGCTGTTTTGGCGAATTGATATTAAAGCCCTTGTACTTTTTGGTTCCCAACCTAATGCTGCCTTCATCCTTGGGTCGTAGGTTAAATACCGCCGGGGAAGTTTCAATATCTTCGATTTCCCTGAACCATTTATCTCTGAGTGCGTCATCATTACCCATTTCTGTGAGTTTCTCTTTGAGATAAGCCAATCGACCATCTGTTTCTCGTGGGAGCTTGTGCTCCGCCGGAAGGGCTTCGTCAAGTTCGTAGAGAAAGTCCTTAGAAAGTGCAGCAATGTCATGCTCATAATCCTTACGCAGTTGTTCAAGGCTGGAACGATTCCACGGCAACCCAGTGCGCCACATGTGCGCCATTGCCGGGAGAGCTTTGCATTCAAGCGTGTAAGCAGGGTCTAAACCTGCAGCAGCAATCCTCCCAGGAAGAATCGCATCAAGCTCCAGCAAAACCTCAACGTCCTTAGCAGCGTATTCAAGCTGCTCTTGACTGAGGACTGGTGCGCCCCAATCAGACACCTGCTGTTCTTTTGAGATGTCCTTTTCTAAGTAACGCTTAGCTAAGTGGGCTAAGCCGTGCTTCAGGTTTGGAAGGCCGTTGTTGAGCAGCTTGCTGGCGAGCATGGTGCAGTAAACGCGGCCATGCGGCCTAAAACCGTTTTCCTGCAGCCACGCCAAATCGAACACAGCATTGTGCGCGATCCAGTGCCGATCACCGTTTTCAAAAAAGTCGTCCAGCTTGTGATTTGCCTCTTCGTCGCAATCGAACATGTCGATAACAACGATGGACTTGGTCAACTCGCAACCAAGCTGAAGCAACCGAAGCTTGCCCACCTCTGGTTGTAGTTGGCACGTTTCCGTGTCAAACGCAATCGTGGTGGCACACGAAACTTTGTCGAGATGCTCGACGCCGAAATAGGTTGTGTAGGTCATTTAGAAAAGGTGCTCTTCAGGAAATACGCCTTGCCAGTTGGACTCATGAGTCCCATCTGGTGCGTACCAGCCGGAATCATCGAGATACCAGTTGGCGTTGGTGCGTGCAAAGAAGATCTTTTTCTCGGTTGAGAGATCTTCAAGCGAGTTGTCAAAAAGAGGTGTGGTCATTGGAGCGGGTCATCAAAGGCAGGAGGGTTGTCTTCGAGGCGCTTGTACAGCTCAGCCGCTTGTTCTGATTCCAAATGCTGAATCAGGCGGTCGAGATACCAACGAGCTTTTGAGGCGTCCTGGTGCGGACAAGCTTTAAACCACACGCGAAGCAGATACTTCAACGTGTGCGCAAGCAGCATACCGCTAACCGGGTCTGGTGCATGGCGAACGACATCTTCGATAACATCAATCGCCTCAAACCGGCCCTGTGTGTAGTGGGCCGGTGAGTTGACTAGATCACTTGTCGGTAAGTCGTTTGATGACATAGTCAAAGCTCCAGCTGCTATTGGGTCGTTCTAGGACGTAGCACTGATTGACGACATACATCACGTCGTAGCACTCGCCTTCGCCGTACTCAGCTTCAGCTTCACGACACCAAATACCCTTGCAAGCACCGGCATCGTCAAAGACACCGACATAATCGGCACTTTCTTCCATAGCCTCGCGGATGGTGCGAATGAACTCAGGCGTACCAGACACTTCTTTCGACCAACGGGTTGGTGCGTAGAAGGGGCACTCGTCTTTGTAGGTGGAAATGATCATGATGCTTTAAGAGTTTCTTTGTTGGCTGGATCGACCCAGATGTAGTCGTTGCTTGTGCAGTGAACTTGGCGGTAAAGGTGAGGTGAGCCAGGCTGGCACTTGCGGATTTGTGCAAGACCTTTCTGGGCAGTAGCAGCAGTCATGTGACTGCTTACAACATTCCAGCGGCCTTCACGCCACGCTTGCACCTGGAAAGGGAAGCTGTCGTACCGCTTCTTGCGGCCCATGTAGCTGTTGTCGATCATTAGTAGAGGTCTTGAATGGGCTGCCAGTCGTCAACCTCGCGTGCCAGGTCAACAAACTGCTGTTCAGTTTTAGGGAGTGGATCGTCGTCACCGATGGGCATCGAGCCACGGCAAACGGCACTGCCGAACTCTGGTGGGTCGAAGCGTGTTGCGGGTGACGTTTGGACAACG